TTAAACGACACTATAAAGAAAAAGGATAAACTTATAACCAAGGCAGAAAATAAGCTATTAGACGGCATTAAAACGAGCGAGAGAGTTATATTTAACAAGATACTAAGTATTTTGAGTAAGTTAGCACAAAAAGAGGGGAAACTAGAAAAGGAGGCAATTAATAATAAGTTTTTCAATTCCTTAACTAAAAGTGTTTTAAGGGTAATTAGGAAATCTACATTACAAAAAAAGATTGATGATTTTTTACCCAACTTTGAGAAAATAGAAGACTTAAATAGTGGATTATATAAGGGGTTGACGGGTAAAGAATTTACAAAAAAAATTAAAAGTGAGATAGGGGTTTACCGAAAAATAACTATTGAAACAATTGTAGATAATTTATTAGGTGAACAAGCATTGAAAGCGAATTATATTACACCAATTAGGAACATACTATTTAAGGGGGTAGCACTAAAACAAAATGTAAAAGATGTAGAAAAAGAGCTTACCACATTCATAAAAGGGAATAAAAACCAAGCGGGACAATTTACACGTTATGTTAAACAGATTGCAATGGATGCTATTAACCAACATGATGGGCAAATAAATGATATTGCTAGGGATACATATCAATTAGACGGTTTTATTTACACGGGTAGCATTATAGAAACATCAAGGGATAATTGCGAACATTTGACGGGGAAAACCTCACTATTTTCAGATTTGGAAGTAAAAAAGGGAATGTATAGAGTTGAAGATATACCAAAAATAATTAGAAGGTTAGACAAAGGTAAAGGTAGCGGGTGGAATCCAGCGACGACGCCAGAAACATTTGCACAATATAGGGGAGGTTATAATTGCAGACATCAAGTTATTTATATACCCTTACCAAAAGAAGATTAATTAATTAAATAAAATATAAAATGGAGATTTTTGACAGTTTAGCAAGGAAGGTAAGAATAGTTTTAAAAACCAAAGGGGATGCGTGGGTAAAACACAACGGCATAAAGGTAGATGAAAACGGGGTAATCATTGCGGGTAGATACGTAGAGTTAGAAAGTCTTAGCATTGAATCATTAGTTGCTGAAGGTCTGGGAGTTATAGAGGTTGAAAACGAGTTAACGGGAAAAACTTATAATTTAGATTTGACCAAAAAAGACGAAGAACCCCCTAAAGTTGAAAAAGTAGAGGAAGTAAAACAAAAGCGAAAAAGAAGAACTAAAAAAGAAATGCAAGAGGCAAAAAAAGGATAATAAATTTTTTTAATCAAAGTAACTAGTAAAATTATGAATCAAGAGAAAGTAAAACAATTGTTAATCGGTCTTGGGGCAGATGATAACGCAGTAGTTAACGCAATGGCAATTTTATCGGATGGCGACACAACGGAACTACCGTTCAAAGCCCTTGGGGATTTCACGGAAGCTATAAACAAATCAAAAGAAGAATTATACATATCAAAACACAAAGATAGTATAATTAACGAATACGAGGAAGCGACAAAAACAGCCAAATGGCTGTCATACGAAAGACCGCTGATTAATGCCGTAAAACGGGCGGGAGGTTTTGACCGTTCGGAGTTAGAAGGATTAAACGCAAAAGAGGCGATAGCATTACTAGCACAAAGAAAAGACGCTCAATTAATTGAACATAGCAATAAAGATAATGAAGAGTATATTAAAAAAATTAATGAATTACAAACTAACAACCAAGACTATAAGGGATTGATTGAAAGGCTGGAAGAGGAAAAAATAAAGGTAGAGCAAGAGGCAAACGAGCGGGCGAATCAAACTATATATTCATTCCATGCGGAAAAGGTACTTAATGAGCGCATCTACTCTGATAGTATTGCTTTTGATATACCAGAAAAACGGGGGTTATACAAGCAGTTAATTGTACCGAAGATATTAGAATCGTATAAGATAAATTCAGACGGTACTATATTGGCAAAAGATGGCACTAAGGCACTAAGTTTTGACCGCAACGGTTTTTATTCTACGGTTGATGAAGCCATTAAAGACCTAGCTAAAGATATGAATATACTGAAAGTTTCAAACGGGGGGAATACAGGGACTTTATCAACTAAAAGTGAAATAATATCAAGTGGAGGCAAAAAAGTTGATTCAACGGGCTTAAATTTCCTTACACAGCACTTAAATAGAAAATAAATCAAAATAAATTTGGAATTGTGATAAATATTCCTTATATTGTAAAAGTAGCCATAAGTTTAACTTGTGGTTGCTTTTTCTAGGTTTCAAAGTTGTTCCTTATCAAAAAAACTTCATATCTAAGGCTTATACACCTATCTTAAACGTATTCACAAATAGACTTTATTACAACCGCTTTTGGTGTGGTTGTTTACTTTTTTTTCATATAAAAATATATAATTATGGCAACTGGAGCACCAGTAACCTCTGACATTTTATGTCAGAAAACAGAAGCGCAATTAGCGATTATGGAAACGGATTTAAACCCCGATTCCAATAGAGACTTTACATTTAACGCCGTCCGAGCTATTCAAGATTCGCAGCGTGATACATTGACGGTAGACCCAGGAATGGCGAAACCTGGTTCAGATGCAGCACGCCACATGTACTTGAAGTTTTTAACACCTGATACAACGGTAGGAGATGCAACGGCTGTACCTAGTTTTACGTGTACAGATGAAACGGACACCCCCTTAGATTATAATACTGTTCCTATTACAATTGATGATGCAATTGGTGATACTTTCACAATTGACGCTAATTTGTATGATGCAACTTGTGAAGACCCAATGAGGGAATTACAGGAAAAAATTAAAAGGTCAGTAAGAAAAGGATTGGCACAATACCAGAAGAAATTGGTTACAAAAATGCACACTAATGTAGGTGCTTATGCGGATGGTACAACAGCGACAAAAGACTTATTGTTGTTTACATCTGGACAAGCTAAACCGCAACCAATGGGATGGCATTCTTTGATTAACGAATACTCTAAACAATCACCTATTAGCGGTGAAACACCTTATGTTATTAGTGGTGCTGAGAAACTACAAGCATATCAGTACGCATCAAGCGTATTTAGTGGTAATGTTGACGGTTACGACCCAAATAAAGCTACATCGAATGGAGCAAATATTTATTTTGATAGAGCGGTTCAGCCAGTATTAGAAGGGATTGACGCATTGTTAACTAGTGGAGTTTTGGCGTTTATGCCTGGTTCGGTTACTATTGCTGAGTTTTTCAAGTTTGAAAACCCAATTTATGCTGTTAACCCTAATGGGCGTTCGGTATATGCGCCTGTTCAATCAAGCGGTACAATCACACGGCAAAAGGTTGATGTAGGAACGCCAACGTTAGGTATTCCGTTTGTTGTAGATATGCAAATTGAGTATAGAGAATGTGATAATAAAGTAGTTTACAAGTGGAGAAAAGATTTCGACCTTTGCCACTTACCTCAGACGGCTTTTGCATCTACTTTCAATTACACTACTTTATGGAACATTGACTGTGGGGATGTTGATTGTTCTATTTTAGGATAGTATTTAGGTAGTTTTTAATAGTTTCCTTGATTATAACGAGGGGGTGGGTGCTTATTCACCCCCTTTTTTAATATATATATATATGTCATATTTACCTTTAGATTTATCTAATTATACAGCAACTTCAACGAATTGTATTTTAACTATTGATGATGATAATGGTCAGCAAGAGTATTTGTTTCATTATATAACTACGACTGTTACGGTTTTAGATAGTGGAAGGGTGCAAATACACGACGAAAACGGCAGTTTTATTAGTCTTTATCCTTCACAGATGGTAGATTTAGGGTTAACGGTTGAGGGTTTAACAAATAATGTCGCTAGCTGTCAATCTATAAGTAGTAATGTTGGTTTTGTTGATTACAATGATAATACAGGTGATGTTACTTTAACAGCTGATATATGGACCGATGTGCCAAACGATAAACAAGGAAGTTTTACCAATACAAACTACCTTCCTAATACTTTAACAAATTTACTAGACGAGGCAACTGGGTATTTAGATTTTAGTGAGTTAACACTAGGTAGTCAATTGTTAATAAGAAACGATTTTACGGTTACGCCTAACACAAATAACAGTTTGCTAGAGGTTAGATATTTACTAGGTCAAGGTGCTGGTGAATATGCTTTAAAGTTTTGGAGTGAAAGGCTTGATAGTGGTAGTGGTATTGATTATCAAAGGGTAATATCATTTCCTATTTATATGGGTGACACAAATACACAAGGCGGCGCTGGTAAATTGCAAGTTAAACTTTCAACAAATGGATCAATTAATAACGCTGGTAGTTATATAAAAATAGATATAAGATAATGATAAAAATTTATAAAGATAGTTCGGCTAATGCTATATTTATAGAGGATGCAAATGGTGTTCAATTTATAAATAGCTTACAAGCTACTATTGAGAATGGCTTTTGTAGTATTCACGATTTAGCAAGAGGAATTGAGATAGTTACTGATGAGCCTTTTGACGGTTTTGAGGATGAAAATGGTAATGCTTATGGTAATAACTCAACTGAGGTTTGCGATGCTTTAAATGCAATCTTTTCATCAAGTGGCACACCAACAACAAGCATCCCTAATATTACAAGTACATTAGCTATTTCATTAGTAGAGGGTGAAACATTAAACTATGAGCTGACTGCTGATTATGGTGTTGGTTATGAGTGGGATTTGTCAAATGTTAGTGGTATTACAACAGTAGAGGGAAACATTAGAAAGTTAGTAGGTGGATCATCTTTATCAGTAGGTACTTATAATATTCCAGTTAAAGCTATAAATTATAATGGTGAGGATAGCGAAACAATAGTATTAACAGTTTCAATACCTCCTTTTGCAAACACAAAAAGTGTACAATTTGACAATCAAGATTATTGTGGGGCAAATGCTGCTTTATTGGATAGCACTTTAGGAAGAAGTGGAAATGGTAGTGGATCGGCTGACGCTTGGACAATTAGCTTTTGGGTTAAACCTACAAACTCATCGAGTGGTCGAGTTGTGTTTTATTATGGATCAAATGATACTACAAATGGTGGTATTATAGAGGTAAGGTTAACAAGTGCTAATAAATTGAGGTTACAATACGGAAGTAACAACAATTACATAAGGTTACAATCTCCAAGCGCTTTGACGTCTAATGTTTGGCAACATATAACATACACTTATGATGGTGGCACAACAGGTGCATCAAGTGCAGATATAAATAATTATTACAACAGATTTGATTTGTTTATTGATGGAGTTAACCAAACAACAAATAATAGTAATGGTAATTATGGATGGAGTGGCACAATAAGTGGTCAAAATTTAAGGATTGGAAAGTTAGTAAGTGGAAATACATTGAATGGTGAAAAAATAGATGAGTTAGCTATTTGGGATTCAGACCAAAGTGCAAACGTATCTAGTATTTATAATAGTGGTGTGCCTTTTGACTTTTCAAATTTAACAAACGAGCCTAATCATTGGTGGAGAATGGGAGATGGCGATACCTATCCAAATTTGCAAGATAATGGAACAGAATCAAACTGTGTGTTTGTTATGTATAATATGACAAGTTCTAACATAGTGAACGACGTACCATAAAAAAAAATATAGTATGGATAAAATAGATATTTTCAATAAAAACAAAAGTTGCTTTGTAGGTTTACGCTATTCTGCAAACTCTAGCGACCCGTCAAGTGGTATATATATAAACGACCTTGCGGGTATGAATTTAAAGCGGTTTTCTAGTCTAGCGAGCAACGAAACACACAGGGGGGAGGACTTGTTTAAAATCTTACACGATGAGGCGATTTTAGACGTTTTAAGCGACTTCACGGGGGCGCTAAGTGAATCGTTTAACTTTAATTATACTATCGGCAAACGTAAAATAGGGCAGATTGGTAGTGTTTTCGGTGAGGTTAACAAAGACATAAAAAGGGGTTGTTTGTTTGAAAAAATAACACAAGACCAAACGCAAAAATTAAAGGTTCGTAATATTGAATTTAATTCTGATATAGCGGTTGACGATTGTAGTTTTTTTGTTGAAACACTAGCGGGAACTGACGAAATAAAAGCCAATGTAAAAGCTGGTTTAAATCGCATTTTGATTGATATTGAAAGCAACGAGGACTATGTATATGTATATACAACTAACTGTTTTAACTTAGCAAATGAAACATTGAAAGGGTGCAGCTGCTCTGACATTTGCTCTAGTTGTTCTCACGCCTGCGGTGACTATTACGCAAAGCCTTATCTTGAAGAAGTAGAAGGAACTAAAGTTTTTGTATCAAACAATTTCATTCAATACAATGTTTCTACGTTGTGTGATGACTTCGATTTAATTAGTGAATTTTCGCAAGAATTAAAGTTCGCAGTTCGGATGAAAATAGCAAGTAAAGTAATGGAAGAGGTAATGGTTTCAGACGGTGTTCATCCTCTAGTTAGAAACGGAAAGGAAGACGCTCAAACGCTTTTAACGAAGTTTAACGGTGGAGTTAATGTTATTACGGGCTTTGAAGAAAAGAGCGAATACGGGCGCTTATTGGAAGCCGTTGTAAGGAAAGCTAAAACGTATTTGGAAAACTTTGGCGGTCAATGTACAAGTTGCAACCACGATGTAAAATACTTTGAATCTATACCCTAATATATTTGGAATTATCATAAAAAACCCTTACATTAATTAATTAGTAAATTTAAAATTAATATAAATATGTGTAATTGCGGCAAAAAAAAAATAAAAAAAACGGTTGTTAAACCTAGTTCGACAAAACTAAAAAAAACCAGCGTAATTAAATTAAAATAATGGCTGAAATTAACTTAGGTGATTTTGAAAAAGATTTAAGAGAGGCGGCTAATTTATTTACCAACGATAAAATTAAGGAAATACAATTTCCAATATTAAAACTATATGAAGGGTTGAGTAAATACCGTATTTTCAACGAGGGTAAGGCGTCCGATTCTAGTTTGATAGGTAGGTATAGAAGTTTAAGTTATAAGAAAGCACGAGAGGCAAAAGGACGGCAAACGGGGTACAAAGATTTAGAGTTTTTTGGCGACTTAAGACGGAGTTTAACAGTTGGTACAAATGGCGAAAATTTTGTTTTTGGATTCGCCACGGATAAAGCTAGATTAATTGGAGGGTATCAAGAAACGCAAACGGGCAAAGATATCTGGAATCCTACTAATGACGAAATAAAAAATATAAATAATCAATTAACTAAATCAATAACGAAATGTTTAAAGGACGCATTCTAAAGGTAATTAATACTATTAAGGAAGGTACGATTTTTCAAGATACGGGATTCTTAAAGGACACCAAAACACAAGGCGGGTTTTTAGGAATTACAGACGAATATATTAATTTTTTTTACGCAAGGATTGAAGCAGAAGACGCAGAGGGCGACCCCTACACTTTTGCCTATGTAGATTCAAAAAGGATAGAGGTTAATTTTACATTTAAACTTGTTTTTTCTATTGTAGAAGATATAGAAAGTTTTGATATTTTCATGATGAATAGAATTAACAAAGTACCTGGGGTGAAAGTCGTTGGGTTTGATGATGTAACGGAAAGTATATACTTGAGAGAAACGGGGGAGGCGTTGAAAAATGAAAACTTTACTTTATATTCTTATAGTTGCGAGTACTCAAAAGAAACAGTATTATCTAATCTAATTAATTGCATAGATGGAAATCTAAAACAATTATTTTGTTAAAATAAAAACCATGACAGAAAAGGAAATTATAGTTAAAAGTTTATTGATTAGGGGTTATATTACGACAGACGAAGCTACTATATTACTAAGTGAAACAACGGAAGAAAGAGAGCCAACGGAAACAGATACCTCTACGTTTTTAAGAATTAACCAATACTTTAAAAATGATACAAGATTATGATTCCAATTTATTTTTTAGGGTGCGTAATTCTAACTTTTTTAAGTACCCTGGTTTTAGATGCTTACATGAATAGAGGGGAAATACTAGACTTTATTAGATTGGGAGCGGCTAAATGGCTAGCGGAAAAACACAATATTGATTTTGATATAAAAGCAATGGATTATTTCAATAATTACGATTCCCCGCAATACTTTGAAAGGATGTCAGCGTATGAATTAAAATACTGGGAAATTGCTTTTCATACTAAATTAATGAATCCTTTTATTTGCAAAACTTGTATGAGTGTATATATTGGATTGTTTTATACGGCTATTTTTGCTGTATTTTTTAGTTTAGGATTTGCGGAAACAGTAGGGTGGTTTTTTGTACAAAACTTATGTGTATTTTTTTTAATAGATTTAAAAGAAAAATAAATGTGTGATATTTCAATAATTGGCGCTTATGATTTAGGTTGTTTTTCCCACAAGGGAGATATAACTTTTTCTATATTGGCAGATGTAGACGGGGTTCACTTGATGAACTACCAAGACAAAGGAAACAACTTTACCAATTACAATCTAGCGGTTAACGGTAGCGGTTTTTCAGTTACTAATATGTTTAACGAGGACAGCACTATATTAATGACTATTGAAAAACCAGATGGTACATTGTTTTCCATTACAGAAGACGGGGAAACTTACAATACTTTTTATTTCAAAACAAAAATTTACCTTCATGCTACTAATGTAAGTAATGGGGTTGTAAATTATAAATAATATAAACAAATGGCGAATAATAACCACTTGTGCGAATGCCCCGCAAATGTAGATATTAGCGGTGTAACACAAAACGAAATATGTACCCAGGAAGTAGTGCAAATACCATGTGATATAGTAGATGAGCAAAATAATTTTTTAGCTTTAGACAAAATTAGGACTTATCTATGCGAGAATACTTTTGTAGCTGGAGCAAATTTAACGGGGCAAAATTTAACGGCTTTTGTTCCTACTCTTTTTAGTTCAACGGGATTAACTACGGTTTTTGCATGGACTTTTAAAGACTCTGACGGTAATTTTATTGATTTAAAACACGTAGCACAAAACGCAAATAACACGGTAATAGAGGTTACATCTACCGATGATTTAACAAATTTTGATATATATTTTTATGGCAAAGTCTAAACAAAAAACAATGAATAAGTTATTTTTATTTTTATCTTTCTTTTTCTTTATTGGTTCAATCAATGCACAAACAGCGCCAATTAAAAAGAAAAC